TTCCGCAAGAATCCTGCTCGCAAGCGCGCAAGGAACGGCGAGCCGGAATCCGCCCCCATCGGCGGCCCTCCGGCGAAGTGGATGATCTTCCATCCAGACACGGGATTCGGCAAAGCCGAGAAGCTCCGCGCAATCTGGGATAACTGCTGCTCCATGTGGCCCTGGATGGAATACGCCGATCGCGATGCGCTGGAGGACTACTGCCGCTGGAAGCTGGAAGTCGACGAAGGCCGAAAGCTTTCCGGCGCTGAGATCTCCGCGATGAAGAGCATCCGTTCTGAACTCGGCGGAACCGGCAGTGGCCGCGCGCGCCTCGGCGTCCGTTCTTCGCGTCCAGGCGTTCCGGCAAAGCTGGCGAAGATCGCGGATCCGCGCGCCGCGTTCCTGGCGCAGAAATACGGGTAATGCGCATCGATGTCCAGCCGCCCCCGGTCCGTTGCCCAGAAGTACATCGCCGACGTGCTCGCCGGCCGTGTGCTCACATCGAAGTTGGTTCGCCTTCAGATCGAGCGCCACGTCCGCGATCTGAAGGAAGGCTCAAAGCGCGGCCTGGTCTTCAGCCGCAAGTCGGCGCAGCGCGTCATTGACTACTTTCCGCTCTTCTGCTGTGGCGTCGACGGCGACTACTACGGCGTTCCCATCGTTCTCGACCCGGCATGGCAGGCGCTGCTCTGGATCCTATATGGCTGGAAACGTAAGGATGAGAAAGGGCGCAAGCGTCGCCGCTTCAAAATTGCCTACAGTGAGATGGGGGCGGGTAATCTTAAGTCCCTCATCCTCTCCGGCCTCTGTCTCTATGAGCTCCACGCCTTCGGTGAGCGCGGCGCCCAGGTCTACGCCGCGGCCACCGATCGCAAAACCGCACGCCGCGTCTTCGATACCGCCTCCACGATGGCTAAGGAGTCGGAATACCTTCGCAGCCAACTCCTCATCGGCAAGGAGAACATCGCCGACGTCGGCACGAACAGCAAGTTCGAACCCTGCGCTTCTGAGGATCAGAACCTGCAGGGGCTACGGCCTTCCTTTGTCTGCATTGACGAGCTGCACGCGCACGCCAATGACGGCGTGTGGAACGCCTTCTACAGCCGCCTGGGTAAAACTACCCAGCCGCTCATGTTCGCAATTACCAACAGCGGCTACAACCGCAACTCTGTTTGCTACAACCAGCGTGAGTATTCCGAGAAAGTTCTCAGCGGCATCATCCCGGACGACACATGGTTTGCCTGGATCTGCGGTCTCGATCCGGAGGACATCGAAGATCCCGACGGCTGGCAGGACGAAACCAAGTGGCCCAAGGCGAACCCTTGCTGGGGCACGGCCATCAAGCTCGCTGAAATGCGAGAGCAGGCCGTCAAAGCCCAGGGCGATCCCAGCTCGCTCAACACGTTTCTTCGCTTCCGTCTCTGCATCTGGACCACGAATTACTCCATGTGGATGCCCATGGATAAGTGGGAGCTTTGCAAAACTGCTATCCCCCGCGAGCAGCTCAAGGGCCGGCGCTGTTTCGGCGGCCTCGATCTGTCCACCACTACCGATATTTCGGCCTTCGTTCTTCTGTTCGAACCAACTCCGGAGGATCCGCTCTGGCATGTTCTGCCGTTCTTCTTTCTGCCCAAAGACAACATCGCCTTCCGCTGCAAGCGCGATCGCGTTCCCTATGACGTGTGGCAGCGCGCAGGCCTCTTTGAGCTGACTGAAGGCAACATCATCGACTATCGCTTCATCCGCGCCCGTATCAATAAGCTCGCTGCGGAGTTTCAAATCGAGCAGATCGCCTACGATCGCTGGAACTCAACCGACATCGTCACCAACCTCACTGAAGACGGCTTTGAGATGGTCAAGGTCGGCCAGGGCTTTGCCAGCATGGCCGCCCCCACCAAGCGCCTGTTGGAGCTTGTGCTCGGCGGTGAAATCGCTCACGGCGGCAACCCGGTCCTGCGTTGGATGGCCTCCAACGTTATTGTTGAAACGGATCCGGCCGGCAACATCAAGCCGGACAAAAGCAAGAGCCGCGAAAAGATCGATGGAATTGTCGCCCTCATCATGGCCGTCACCGGCGTGATGGCCGCAACGGCGCCATCCTCAAACGAACTCATCGTGTTCTAGGGAGCCGCATGGGAATTTTCGCCGGACTACTCGAAGATCAGCGCCAATCACTGGCAGTTGAGCGCCGATCGAACCTCGAAAACCCGTCGGTCCCGCTCTCACTCGCCTCGTTTCTAGGCTGGCTTGGGGCCGGTGAACCCACGGCTTCGGGTGAAGTCATCAACGTCCAGACCGCCATGCAGGTCACCGATTTCTATATCGGCCTGCGCTGGCTTGCCCAGGCCGTCGCTTCGTCGCCTCTCGTCATCTATGAGCTGCAGGGAAACGGCACAAAAGAGCGCATCGATCACGATCTGACGTGGATCCTCGCCAACGAGCCCAATGACGAGATGTCCGCGGTGCCTTTCTGGGAGTCGCAAGTCGGCGCCATGGCTTCCGCCGGCAACAGCTATGCGGAGATCATCCGCGACGGCGCAGCTCGCCCGCGCGGCCTCTATCCGCTCTCGCCTGGCGTCACCGAGCCGCGGCGCAACAAGAATGGCGTTCTTGAGTATGTAACCCGCTCCGGAATGCAAACCGGCATCGAGCGCGTCATCGCCAAAGAAGACATGGTCCACTGCCCCCTGTTCTCTTTCGACGGGTTGAAAGGTTTCTCGCCAGTCACCTGCGCGCGGCAAACGCTCGGCCTGGCGCGGGCTACTGAGAAATTCGGTGCAAAGTTCTTTGGCAATGGCGCCATGCCGCTTTCCATCTTTACCCCGGAGGTGGGCAACAAGGTTACGCCCGATCAAGCCGCCGCGCTCAAAGAGTCTTTCGAGCGCAACTATGGCGGAGAAAATTCGCTGCGCACCGCCGTGCTCACTGGCGCGTTCAAGCTTCAATCGCTCGGCTTCTCTCCCGAGGATTGCCAGTTCATCCTCACCCAGGGTTTTACTCGTTCCCGCATCGCCGCCTTGCTCGGTCTTCCGCCTCACGTTATCGGAGACACAACCAGGCTCAGCAACAACAACCACGAAAATCAGACTCTGCAGCTTGTTACTGACACGCTGCGGCCCTACTGCAACCGCATTGAGAAAGAGCTGCTCCGCAAGCTCATGCCGCGCAGCGGCCCCAAGGCCTTCAAGTACGTTATCGAGTTCGATTTCACCGAGCGCCAGCGCGGCGATTTTGTCACCACGCAGCAGGGCTTTGCTCTGGGCCGCCAGTGGGGCTGGCTCTCCGCAAACGACGTCCGCCGCGCCCTGGGCCTCAACCCTGGCGGTGCGGAGCTCGACATCTATCTGTCGCCGCTCAACATGCTTGACGCCAAGCAGGTCCTGCTCATGCCGCCACCCAGCGACGATAACGACGAAGCCGGCGCGGCGCTCGATGAAAGCCAGCGCACAGTTCTCGCCCGCTATGTCGTTCGCTATGGCAAGGCCTTTGTGCAAGCGTTCCAGGCCGCCGGCTCCGATCTTGAAAGGCTCTCGGCCGAGTTGCAGCCCGTGGTCGCTCTCATCGCCGACGGCGCAATCCATCACGATCCCTTTGGGCCCCGTGATGATTCCGCCGGTCAACGCATCGCCGGCGAAGCTATCGCTGCCGTCATACGCCGCTTGAAGAAACGCGGAGCCGCCTGGATCTTCGACGTCAACATCTGCCGCGCGGAGTTCCGCCGCGTCATCCGCGCCATTCACATCCGCACCGCCCGCGAAAGCGCAGCCATCGTTGCTTCGCGGCAAATCGAACCTGAAACCGAGGAGGAAGAACATGGCGATTGAACGCCGCTTCATCAAGGGCGCAAGCATCCGCGCCGTCAAGGGCGACAAGCCCGGCATCGCGGGCATTGGCGTTGTCTATGACCAGGTCTATGACAATGGGTGGTTCAAGGAAGTGGTCAAGCCCGGCGCTTGCGCCCGCGTCCTCAGCGAGAGCCAGGACGTGCGCTGTCTCTTCAATCACGACGTCAACCAGGTCCTGGGCCGCACTAAATCCGGCACGCTCCGCCTGCAGGATTCCTCCGAAGGCTTTGGCTTCGATTGCGACACGGATCCGGCAACCAGCATCGGTGCCGACGTCCGCTCCATGATCGAGCGCGGCGACGTCGACGGCTGCAGCTTCAGCTTCAACGTCCGCAAAGACACCTGGTCTGACGAGTTCGATGAGAACGGCCGTTATGTTTCCAGCACGCGGTCAATCGAAGACATCGACATGTTTGACGTCGGCCCCGTCACCTTTCCGGCCTACACGCAAACCAGCGTGGGCGCGCGTAGCGCCTGGCCGGATGGTGTGCCGGCAGAGCGCCGCAGCCACATTGAGCAGCTCCGCGCCGCGCCGATCCGCAGTAAGCGGGATGAAGGTTGCGAGTGCAACTGCGAGCCGTGCGACGCCGGCCGCTGTGAAGACTGCGACAACCCTGACTGCAGCGACGAAAACTGCCGTTGCGAAGGTTCGCGTTGCCGGTCGCTGTTGCTTCGCGCTCGTGCCCATATTCACGCCGCTTAGAGCCGCTTTCGAGGTGAGAAAATGAATTCAAATATTCGTGTTTTCGATGTCCGACTCATGAAAATCTCGCGCGAACCTGCTCGCTTCTTGCCGCTTGAAATCGTAGTCATAGCTGATTCTTTTCCGCAGGCTGCTGAGGCGGCGGTGATTCGCGCAAACGATATTGTAAAAACTCGCGCCTTAAGCGGCGCGGCAGACAATACAGGCGTCGTTTTTGAAGGTTTCACTGTTGAGGATGTCTCCAGTATGACGGTGGTCCGCGAAAATGCAGCGCTCGCAAGGGGCGTCTGACCATTGATCACTGACAACTGTTTTTCGTTTCCGTTGCGGCCCAGCGCCGCTGCCTTCAAGGGCAATCGGATGCGTACGTCTTCCTGGCAACGGCCGCGCCGCCAACAGGTCAACCGCAACTTTCAACCCAGTTTTTCCGGGAGGAAAAGCAATGGCTATACAGGAACTCAAACTGAAGCGCGGCCAGCTCGGCACGGAAGCCAGCCGCCTGGCGGCGGAGTCAACCAAGCTTGCAACTAAGGTGGGCCGCTCCGTAGATGAAGTCGCAAAAGCGAAGGAGCTTCGCACGCAAGCCACTGTCATGCTCGACGAGGCTGACACCATCACCGAGCAGATCACCCTGCTCGAACGCAGCGCATCCCTCGAAGAGCGCAATGGTCGCATTAACCCGTCGCCCCGCCCCAACCCGGGCACTGAAGAGCCTGCGGCGCGCACCGATGCGGCGGCCTCCAGGCTGCTCACCAACGCGGTTGAGGTCTATCTCCGCTTCGGTGAGCAGGGCGTGGAAAAGATGTGCACGCAAGAAGAGCGGGCCGCTTTCAAGGGTGGCCGCCGCGATGCGCCTGTCCGCCACATCGTTATTGGCGGCGAGCGTCGCGACATCACGGAGGGTGGCACTGGCGCTTATATCGTGCCGCAGGAGTTCTATCCGGAACTCATCTCCGGTAAAAAGTTCGTTGGCAACCTGGTTGGCAGCGTCCGCAAAAAGGTCACCGCGGGCAATGGCGCGCCCATGAAGATCGGCCTGGAGAACGACACCGCGAATTCCATCGTCATCATGACGGAGGATACGGATGTCACCGAGACCGATCCAACCCTTAGCGGTTTCACTGGGTCGACCGACACCGGGGCGACGCTCATCAAGGTTTCCAGGCAAGAGCTTGCGGATTCGGGCTTCAACCTTGTTTCGATCTTCCGCGATCGGCTCACCAAGCGCTATGCCCGTGGCCTTGAGAACTTCATCGCCAATGGTGACGGCGCAAATGTCCAGTCGTTGCTCAGCACTTCCGTTACCGGTGCGCCATTTGCAGGCAGTTCCGGCACCACCTTCGGTACGGACACCTTCAACATCACCGCAACCAACGCGGGCCCCGGGTACGCGGACTTCAATGCCTGTGAAGGTCTCCTGGATCCGGTCTATGAGCCGAACGCCGCGTGGTTCATGCACAAGTCCACCCGCGTCTACGTGGCAGGGCTTCTCGATACCCTGAACCGTCCGCTCTTCCAGCCCAACCCGCAAAGCGGCATGCTTGACCAGATCCTGGGCTATCCCATCAAGCTCACCGCATACTATCCCATCGCCACCACGGCCGGAGCCAACGCAGTTACCTTCGGCGATCACGAGGAAGGCTACCTGCTCCGCACCGATGGCGACCTGGTTGTCCAACGGCTTGACGAGCGCTTCGCCACACAGTTGATGGTTGGGTTCCTGGCTTACACCCGTTTTGGCGGCTACATCACCAACCCGGGTACCAATCCCATCGTGGGCATGCAGACGCACTCCTAAGCAGTTGTCATCGCAGCCACTGGCTACCGGGCTGGTGGCTGCTCTCTGACCACTGATCTCTGAAAACTGGCAACTGACAACTCGTTCACTGGAGGTGAACTCATGTCGCACACCACCACGCTCTCCAACCTCAACGTCGCGGTTCCCGCCACTGGCGCGCCTGACTACGGCGGCGGGGCAACGGATTTTGCGTTGCTTTGCCTCGCGCTTATCGCCATCAACTCGGGCTTCTTCGGCGCAGCCAAGTACACCGCCGCTGGCGCCATCGCTGTTCCGGCTGTCGGCACCGCCACGGCCTTCCTGAAGGCTGGCTCCGCGGCCGCAATGACTCTTGCCGCTCCGGTAACCGGTGCGCCCAGCGCCGGCGGCCAGGACGGCGTTAACCTCACCATCATCGCGGAAGATGCCTACGCGTACACCGTCACCACGCCCGCCAACGGCATTGTTGGCTCCAAGCACGTCGCCACATGGACCGCCGCGGTCGGCAACAGTATCGACCTGGTCGCTCAGGGCGGTGCATGGTGGCCGGCGGGTACGCCTGCCGGAGTCGCCCTCACCTAAACTGCACAGATTTTCTTCCGCCGGGGCGGTCCTGTTGCCGGGGCTGCTCCGGTTCTTTTCGAACTGTTATCTGTAACTTGCCATCTGCCATCTGGTGCCTCATGAAGACATCTATCGTCATCGCCGCTGATAACTTTCGTCCTGCAGGCTGCCTGCGCCCGGCGATCCCCGGCGAGGTTCTTTATCCACCCGCCGCGATCGCCAAGCAGCTCGTCAAAGACGGCCTCGCCATCCCCGCAAAGCGCGCCCCTGAGTTTGCAGTCCGTAAGCCGAAGGAATCTCGCTAAATGGCTCTTAACGTCCAACAACTGGCCGGCCCGCTCATCGAGCCCATCACGCTCGCTCAGATGCATGCGCAGTGCCGCGTAGACGCGAGCTTCACGGGGGATGACTCACTCTTCGCCATCTATGGCCCTGCGGCGCGCCAGGTAGCGGAAAAGGTCACTCGCCGCGCCTTCTTCAATCAGACCTGGCAGCGCACTCTGGACAACTTTCCCATCGCCGGCAGCTTTGATTACACATCTTCGCCCGCCGATCGGTGGAACGCGCCCACCTATGGCGCTCTCTGGAACCGCCTCGCCATCGACCTGCCTAAGGGCCGCGCGCTGGCAATCAACTCCATCGGATACGTCGACGGTAACGGCAACCCGCAGACTTTGTCGGCTTCGTCCTATTCTCCCGATCTCAGCGGCGACGTGCCGCGGCTCTTTCCCGCGCAGATCTCCAGCGGCGGCCAGGTGTGGCCCTTCACCGGCGTCTATCAGCCTGGCAGCGTCAACATCCAGTGGCAGGCCGGCAGCTACGTGCAAAAGGTTACTGAAACTTTTACAGTGCCATCGAGCCCCGGTCCTTACGTCTACAACCTTCTGCAGCCCGGCGTCACTGGCGGCATCGCCGTCTCTACCACCGGGGGCACGCCGGTCCCAGTTTCTGGCTGGTCTGCCACCTATCCCGGGGTCGGCACAACCTCTGTTCTCACGCTTCCCTCCGCACAGGCCGGCGCAACGCTCTCTGTCACCTACTACGTCGCTAACACGCCGGCTAACGTCCTGGTGGCCTTGCTCATGCTCGTTGCTCACTTCTACCGCAACCCTGAGGCCACCACGGACCTCGAAATGAAAGACCTGCCCTTCGGTGTGCAGGCGCTGCTCGGCTCTGAAGTCATAGAGTGGACGGATTACCGCCCATGCTGAGGCAATCTGTTCTCAACCCCTCTATCCGTGCGGGCGAACTCACCCGCCAGGTCAGCTTCGCGCATGTCAGCGTCGCGCAAGACGGCAGCGGGCAGCCCATCAACACCTGGTCCAACTACCTCACCACGCGCGCCAAGATGGAGAACTTGAGCGGCCAGCAGCTCTATCAGTCTGACAGCTTCACCGCGCAGGGCATCTGGCGCATTACGCTTCACTATCACGCCGGCATCGTCTCGGGCGATCGCTGCTTCTACGCGCCATCCACCGGCACGCCGCACACCTTCGATGTGCAACTCGTCAATGACATCCTCGAACGTCACCGCGTCCTTCAACTCACCTGCCTTGAAATCGACGGGAGCAGCTAGCCATGATCGAGGTCGGCATCGGTCAACTCATCGGCGGCTACGCGCAGGGACTGCCCGCCATCAAGACGCAGCAGCTGCAGGCCGTCAACGCGCTCATCGGCACCCGCTTCTATCCGGTGGTCCTCCCGGAGAATCCAACCTGGCCCTGCGCCAGCTATCAGCTCATCTCTGACACGCCGGGTTATACGCTCTCCGGTCCGTCGGGGCTTGATGTCAAACGCATCCAGATCGACGCCTGGTCGGGCGGTCCAACCAACGCCAGCTTTCTAGTCGCTAAACAAATCGCTCTCGCCATCCGGCTTCTGCTCGCCGGGTCTAAATCAACTCCATACTTCGCCGGCAAGCTTCCAGACGGCAGCCGTGTTGCCGCCATCCTTGTTGCGGGCTCGCATGACAGTTTCGAGCAGGACGCCCGCGCCTACCGCAGCTCCGTGGATTACATGATCCACTTCTACCCCGCGTAACCTGGTGGGCCTTCACTGTCCACTAATTGCTAACCACTAACCACTGATTTTCCGGAGGAAAATCCTATGACCATCACCGCCCAGACTCAGGAAGGCATGGGCTCGCTTATTGCCATCGGAACGCAGGGCGGCTCGCCCACCTACACGCAGATCGGCGGCAACACGGAGATTGAGCCGCCCCAGCCCAAGTGGGGTAAGGAAGATGTCACCACGCTGCCCATCGGCGCCAGCGGCACCACGCCGCCCACCCTCACCGGAGCCAGCTTCCTCCGCAAGTTCCTCAAGACGCTGCAGGATGGCGGCGAGCCCAAGCTTACCGGCTTCTGGCAATCGGGCGACCCCGGCCAGATCGCGCTCTATGCGGCTTACAATCAGCCCTCGAACTCCACTTACGGATCCGTCTACCCTTTCAAGATCATCCTGCCGGTGAACCTGGCCGGTGGCCAGCTCACAACCGGGGACACTCTCACTTTCAGCGCCCATGTTATGGAGTTCGCCATGGGCAAGGCTGAACCTGGCAAGCCCGTCCCCTATTCCGCCGCGCTACAGGTGGATGGCTCCGTCGCACCCACTTACACGGAAGGCAGCTAACGGAAAATAGCCGCGGTTTGCGGTAACGCTTCCAGGGCCGCTGTTATACTGGCTGCCCTGGAGGGGTCATGGTAAAGCGTTCGTTGCTCTTCGCACTTCTCTTTTTTGCAGCGTGCGGCGTATTTGCGCAGTCCACCGCGCGTGTCGTTTTTTACCGGCCTAAATATGCGGCCGTCTCAACGCACCTTGACAGTGCCTCGGTGTGGATTGATGGCGTCAAGGCGGTCATTATCGATCCGCGGCGACGTGCGGTTGCGGAGCTGCCGGAAGGTAAGCATGAGTTTCGTTCTAATTCGAAGTCGGATTTGATCGTTATCAACCTCGAGGCTGGCAAAACATATTACCTGCGCCAGGGCTACGGCTACCCCAGCGCCTGGATAAGGAATATCGTCACGCAGGTCGACGCGGATACTGGGGAAGCTCAAAGTCGGGATATGAAGCTTGTCGATCGCGCCAGCGTACTCGATCATCATTTGATTACCGAGCCGCGTTGAAAGCCGTGCTATACTGGCGGCCTTGGAGTGCATTATGAGCAACGGTTTCAAAATCTTCCTCGTCGTTACCGGCGTTCTGGCTGTGGGCATCGTGGCCGTTGGCGTGATGGCATCGCAGGCTGGCATCCAGGCTGACATGATTCCAGGGCTGCTTCTGATTTTGGCGGCTGCGGTTATCTACTTCCTGCCGACCCTCGTTGCGGGTGTCCGCGGGTGCAAGGCTGGCGCTGGCATCGTGATCGTCAACATCTTTCTCGGCTGGACGTTCATTGGCTGGGTCGTCGCTTTGGCCTGGGCTGCTGCTGGTGAACGGAAACTGCTGCCAGTATCAACGGATCCCTTGTTGCCGCAAATGGCCGGCAAAGCCTGACTCTTTAAGAATTGAACTGAAGGGTCGCCTCCGGGCGGCCCTTTTTATTGGAGAAAACATGTCCGATTCCCCGAAGTTCCTCTTCGAATTCGACGAACCGAATGAGAAGGCCAGCATCACTGTTGAAGGCCGCACTTACCGCATCTTTTACGATCTCGACGCCATCGAAATGTTCTATCTCATCTTCGGCGTCAACCCTGCCATTGAGGGCGTCGGCCTGCAGCCCATGCGGCTCGCGGTCCTGCTCTGGTGTGGCCTGCTGCGCTATGAGCCTAAGATCGAGTCGGATTTCGTCAAGTCCTGGTTTACGCCGCGCAGCATGCGGGACCTGGCCGTGGGCACGTTTAAAGCGTGGTCTCTCTTTGTGCCGACTCCTGTGAAAGAGGCACCAAAACCAAACCCTCGGAAAGCCCGACGGGCGCGGCGTGGTGGCGGCACTCCCGCAGCATCGCGCGCTACCACCTCGGGCTCTCCCTCGTTGAATTAGGCCGGCTGTCTCTCAAGGATTTTCACGCTCTTTACGAATGCCACGCAAACGCGCGAGAGGATGAGGCTCGTCTCTTCGGCCACGTTATCTGCGCCGTAGTCAATGGCAGCTTCTATCGGCCTAAAGATGACGTTACACTCTCCGATCTTGGCTTTGATGCTCCGGAAACCTCGGCGCAGGCCTCGACGGAGGGGGCAGCCGCGCGGGCCGATTTGGTTCGCATGTGGGCCATGGAAATGGTCGCCAATCATCCAGCCAACTTGAAGCGGGAGAAGCTGAATGTCGATGAGCCTCAAGATGGATGGGCTGGAGCAGCTCCAGGGCAAGCTGAAGCTGATGAGGGAAGCGGCTGAGGGTGAGGCCGCGCGCCAGGGTGTAACGGCCGGCGGCAATGTCATCCGCGATGCCATGCGCTCTGAAGCTCCGGTTCTCGATGAGAAGACGGCGCATAGCACGGCTCTTGAGCCGGGCGCGCTCAAGGCCGATATCTCCACGCGCGTGGAGAAAAACAAGGATGGGCTGATCACCGCTTTCATTGGTCCCGGCAAGCGCACCTCGCATGTCGCCCTGTGGGTGGAGCGGGGGCATCTGCTGGTCAAGGGTGGCCAGCTGCCTTGGACCAATGGCAAGCGTAAACGCAGCGGCGCAGGGCGCGCTGTAATGCATGTCCCCGCTCACCCGTTCCTGAGGCCGGCATATGACGGCAGCAGGCGAGCCGCGCTGCAGGAGTTTGCTGAAACGGCCTGGGCGGTATTGAGAAAGGCGGTAAGCTGATGGGCACTGCTGTCATGGGTGCGGTAACCGCGCAGTTTGCCGCCGACTCGCGTAACTTTGATTCGCAGATCGCCAAGATACAGAAGGATCTGAAGGCGACCGGCGAAGCGGCCACGCAGGCAGCGGCGAAGGTCAAGCTGGGCGGCGATGTGGCCGACAAGGTCGCTGCGGCCCAGGCGAGGGCTATGGAGCGCGCCCGAGCCGCCTGGGACAGGGAGCTGGCGGCGCAGGACAAGCGCCTTGCGAAGGAGCAGCAGCTTGCTCGCGCCAAGGAACTGGCTGCGCTTAGGCAGGATATTGAAACTCGCGCAATTAAGGCGGCGGCGCTTGCCCAGGAAGAACTGAATGCCCAGCGCGAAATGGGCGAGAAGATCAAGGGTGGCCTCGAGATGGCAGGCTTCGGCGGTCTGCTCGCCATCCCTGCAGCTATTGAGGGTTTGAAGGAGATGTTCAAGGGCACCATGGAGACCGGCGTCGAGATCGGTCACATGAATCAGCAGACCGGCATCTCGGTTGAAACGCTTTCTAAGCTCAAATTTGTTGCGAGTGAGAATGGTATCGAATTTGAGGCGCTGGCGAAGGGTTTCAAGAAGCTCTCTACTGAGGCCTATGAGGCCGGCAACGGTGGCCAGGCGGCGTTGAAGTCTTTTGCCGGGCTCGGCATCACCGAGGCTGATCTGGCTGCCAAGGGGAACGACCTGTACGCCGTGTTGGCGATGGTCTCTGACAAGTTCAAAGACATGCCGGATGGGATCCAGAAAAACGCGCTCGCAACGCAGCTCTTCGGCAAGGCCGGTCAAACGCTGATTCCGGTGATGAACGATCTGGCGGCGTCGATGGAGGAGGCTAAGTCGAAGGCCGCCGTCTATACGGAAGTGGACATCCAGAAGATGGAGCGGATGCATAAGGCCACCAAAGATCTTGCCGCTGAGTGGGAAAAACTGAAGGAAGTAGCCGTTTCTACTTTTGGCCCGGCACTCAGTGGCTATCTCGGTTTCGTAATGCAGCAGCAGGATGAAAGCAATCAAAAGTGGCATGAAATGCTTTCGACGATCCAGCAGATTCACTCTGAGCTTAGTGGTGCTTCGCGGATCGATCTTTCAACGCATTTCGTTCCCGGCGTGCCCTCCAGCCTCATGGACCTTCCCACCAAGCCGGTCAAGCCTGCCGGGGGCGGCGGTTCCGGATCTGATGATGCCATGACCATCAACCTCGCCAACCTGTTCAACCAGCAGGTGGAGGATCAAACCAAAAACGTTGACGCCAACCGCGCGCAATCCGCGAAGATCGCCGCCGATATGGCTGCAGGCGCCGCTGCCTGGCAAGCGTTCCTCGCCCAGCTGCAGTCGGCCCAGGGCGCATCGGCGCTCGCTGCCTTCGGGGGCTCCAGGGCTCCGAACGTTTCCCTTGCGCCGCAGAAAGCGGCTAGTTTCTTCGCTGAGGTCACTCAAGGCCTCGATGATTGGATCAACAAGGTTACCGACGTGCGCAAGGAGATCGGCTCCCTGGCAAAGAGCGTCTTCGCCGATGTGAACAATGAGCTCGTCAAGCTGATGACTGGCAAGTATCACCGTGGCGACGCGGGCAAAATGCTTCAGGGCGTCGCCGGCAACTTCGCCAAGACTGGACTGCAGATGACGGAGGGCAGCCTGCTCAAGGCCTTCGGCATGGATAAGAAGCTGGGCTCCAGGGGCAATCCGTCTCACGTCGTCGTCGACAACATGGGCGCGGGCATGGGCGGTCCGCCGTCGGGCACGCTTGGCAACCCTCTCGGTGCTTCCGGCGATTCGCCATGGGGCGCGGGCGGCTCCGATGCCGCGGCTGCGCTCAAGGGTGCCGGCGGCATCATCGGCAGCATGGGCGGCGTGGTCAGTGGCATCCTCGGCGCCTTCAGCGGCGGCGGCGTTCCCTCTGCGCCTATGAGCATGTTCAGCGGCATGATGGCCGATGGCGGCCTTATGAATACCGGCGGCTTCTACCTCACCAGCGAGCGCGGCCCGGAGCTGGTGCAGGTGGGCTCTACCAGCCGCATCAATAACAGCCGCGACACCGCCCGCATGATGGGCGGCGGCGGTGGCCGCGACGGCGCTTTCTATGACTTCAGCGGAGCCAACTTTGGCGGCGCATCGGCTGCCGAAATGAAGCAGTACCTCAACTCAGCCCTTACGCGTATTCACGGCTCCGCGGTCCAAAGCTCAGCAATGCTTGAGCGTGAGCGTAAGCGTCGCACTCCCGGCCGCGGCATGTAGCGCGGTTCACTGTGAACTACGAACTATGAACTATGAACTGCGAACTCTAACCTTCCATCCGGAGATCTCAATGCGAATCCAAAACCTTCGCGCGGCCCTGGCCGTGCTCGCGGGGCTGTTTTTCTCTGTCGTTGCCGGCGCAACCGCGCAGGTTCCTGTGGGCTGGGTGCAGGTGTCCGCCACCAACCAGATGAATGGCGGCGCTCTGGTCGCCAGCGGCACAGTCAACTTCTATCCGGTGAACAATAGCATCCAGCCTCTCAGCCTGCGCGTCGCCGGGGGTACGGGTGCGGCGGCCACGGCCACCTTTGGCGTGGGCATCATCTCGCAGACGCCCGGTTCCGGTTACAGTGGCTCGTGGACCTGCACGGTTGTGGGTGGAACCTATTCCTCGCTGGCCACCTGTACGGCCACGGTCTCGAGCGGTGGCCTGGTCTTCGCCATCCCCTATCAGGGCCAGTACACGGTTGCGCCTACGGGCATCACCTTCACCGGTGGCACCTATACCGCGGGCTCGCCGGCCAGCGCAGTTATCACGCTTGGGGTCAGCGGCACCACTGTCACGGCGGGCGGGTCTGGCTACGCGGGAACTATCGCCGTCTTCCCCAGTTGCACCACGCAGCCAACATCCACCGTTACGGTGTCGGGCGGCGCTGTCGTCGGCTTCACCGCATCCGGCGGCATTTGCCCCACCAGCTCCGTCGTCTCCATTCTTGGCAGCGGCCAGGTGGGGCCTGCGCCCTTCACGGCCACGGTCACAAACGGCGTATGGAGCATCCTTGTGCCGGACACGGTCTCCACGTTTCCCGCCAACCCCTGCTACAACATCATCGTTGTCGACAACGCCAGCGGCCAGACTGACTCCGGCCCTGGCTATAGCTGTGTGCAGCCCGCCGGATCCGGCACGGCCGTGAGTGGCGGCGCGGACTGGTGCACCGCGCAAACCAGCACGGCCGGCGGGACGTGTAACTTTGATATCTACCCGCCCAATCTCTCGGCTAACGTCACCGTTCAGACAGGCCCCGTTGGGCCAACCGGCCCAACGGGGCCGACAGGTGCTACGGGCGCAGGGGGCAATGCGACGCTTACTTCCGGTTCTAGCGGCCAGCTTACGCAGGTTACCGGCAGCACCACATTCGCTGGCATCAGCGGTACCAGCGTCAGCGGTTCCGGCACCTCGCAAGTGGTCACCTACCCAGGCCAGGTGGCCGCTTATTCGGTGCAGGTCAACGGCGCGTCCTCAGCTGTGGCGCTGTCTAGCAATGGCGGAATCTATCAGAACATGGGCACTACGGCTAACGAGCAGACGCTGTGGGGTAGCCGTGTGGGCATAGCTATCCCTGTGCCTTACGTCATGCCCACCGGGACCGCTAAGAACATTGCTTTTGATGTGGTGCCGTTGGCGGGGGCGACGAACTTTAGCTCCAGCACGGGTGAGGCGTGGGTTGATATTTGCGACGGAGGTTTTTCCACGCCATGCAACCAGTCGGGCACTGTGAATTATGAAACCATCCGGCTGGGGATACTGTCAACCGGGGATGGGTTCCTTTCATCTGAAGCGGGCGGCACTGGGACTATTCATAACCTTTTCCTTCAGAATAGCTTTGGCAATGTGATGATTGGCAGCGAGGGAACTACAGAACCGGCATGGCCACTGGTTGTAGCGGAGACGACGAATCCGGCCATTCAACTTACCGATGGGACTGGGACAAATTCCTGCTATTTATCCAAAGTAAGTTCATCAAACGCATTTATCTCCGGCGCAGCAGCGAACGACCAGATTGATCGCTGCACGGGCGGGAACATGCTTTTCGGCAGTAACTCATCCACCCCCGGACCAACGCTGGAAATTACTCCTGGAGCACCGGGCACTGTAGAGTCGTTCGGTAATTTAATGGTGCTCGATCCTCACGGTCATGCTTCAGCGGAGACGCATGCCTCATCTGACTGCGTTAGCGGCGGCGGGATTACAACGGTCAATACTGGCGGCGCGGTGACAAGTACGGCGCTCAGCTGTCTTCCGGCTTACGCTTGGATTGATTCGATTGGCTACATCATCACCACAGCCATAACCACAGCTACGAGTTTCACGGTAGGGGATTCCGGATCGGCAACCCGCTACAGTTCATGCCAGTTCTCTGGCGGTGCTCAGTCAATGGCTCTGGGGGCGACGGGCGACTGTGATGCTGGTCAATACAAAATAGGTGGCACTGCTCTCCCGGTGCAGTTGACTTTCAACACGACTCCGGGGGCTGGGGTCGTGCGCATCATCGTTAAATATCACATTGGCGTGCCCCCCGCCAGCTAACCATTGAAAGGAAAGTGAATGAAAAAGTTGCTTGTAATTTTCGCACTCGTTTTGGCATGTGCCGCGCAGTCAGTCGCGCAGGATAACAACGTTCGCCACATCGACTTCACGCAAGTGCTGAACGGCCTTGACGGGAAACCTGTAATGGGTGGCGACGCAAAAAACCCGACGCAACTCACCCTCAGCGATGTTGCGATTACGGCTCTGGAGACGCCGCTGGAGGAAGATAGGGGGTTGACGGGGAAGGCGAAGTTTGAGCTGGACGACCTGGCTCGGCGTGTCTATCGCAATAAGAGTGCGGTGCTAAGTCCGGAAGATCAGACGCTTCTGAAAGATCGGATAGCCAGGCTCTATGGGCCGCTTGTGGTGGGCGTGGCCTGGCGGCTGATTGACCCGACCGTTAAATAGCTCAAATTTTTACCTTCGGTACTCTCTTCGATTCGCATCGCGAAAGGGGTTTGTCATGAATTCAACTCTCGCCAATATCTGGCAGCATCCCCGCACCTCGGCCATGGGGCTTCTGCTCGCAACCGTTACCATCGCCGGCGCGCTCTCGCAGCAAGGAGTCACGCTGGGCCACGCCGGTACCGGCACGGTGGTCACTCTCATTTCGGGCATCGCAACCGCGCTGCTCGGTCTCCTCGCGAAGGATCCGCGCTCCAACTAGCTCCATATCCCCCGCACAACCTCAACCGGCAACCCACTCCGCGCCAAGGAGGCGCATCCCCATGTCCAATATCTTCGTAAGTTTCGCCATCGACGTCGAGCACGGCGTTGAAATCGCCGCCGAAGATCTGCTCAAGTTAGCGCCAAAGGTTGAATCGGCAGCCGCCAACGCACCGCAGACGGTCGCCTCGCTGGCTCTCGTTGCAGGTTCCATTGAGACCGCCGTTAATGACGCGATCGCCGCCGGCGCAAACCCCACGTCGCTGGTCATCACACTGCCGACGGATCTGAAAGACTTCGTCGCGGTGTGGACCAACATCAAGGCCGCGCTTGCAACCCAGGGCATCAAGGTCTAGCAAGCAATTCGGTGGCACGGCTCCAGTCGTGCCACCGGCTTCAACTGTGAACTAAGAACTGTGAACTGCGAACTGTTTCGCGGAGCGAACCTCATGAGCAAACTGATTCTCAACACGCTCGGCGCCGCCGGCGTCATGGCGCTGTGTGCGCTTACATACGCTCTGGCCTGCTGGTCGAACGCGGGCAAAGCTGTCACGTCTTCCGCGTCTCACCTCGACGGCGTTCTCACCTCGGCGGACGCCGCGATGAAGACGCTCAACCATCCGTGCGCGCCCGGCCCCTGCGGCACGCTGGCTGAGGTTGACAAGGCCGTGGTGCACCTCAGCGATATAACCGTCGCCGTGCAGCAGCAGGCCAACGCCAGCGGCAAGCTTATGCAGCACGCATCGGCAACGCTTGACGGTATTGGCCTTGACGCGCGGAGCGAGCTCGCCGATCTGAAAGCCGCCACCACCGCAACCACGGGCCTGGTGGAAGATGGCCGCCAGGTCATGGTGCAAACCAACCGCGACCTGGTCACGCTCAACGATTCTTTCGCAGCCTTGAAGCCTGTCATCGATCATGCGGACTCTGTGGTCGATCACGTCGATGTGGCCGTCAGTTCTATCACGCCCGACGCGCAACGGCTGGTAAAGAACTCAGCCGATGGCGTTGGCCAGCTCGCGGGCATCGCCGGCGACACGCACAAAATGACCACGCACATTGAGAAGGACTTTGACGCGCCCGCGCCCTGGTGGAAGAAGACAATCCCCATGGCCAGCGACGCCGCCAAGTTCTACGCATGCGCCGTGCAGCATGTTTGTGTCAACTGAGTTTCACTTCGGCAGCGCAGATGCCACCCTGCTCCGCCGGATCCCCGCGCCAGCTTTTGGGGAAGGGCTGGCGTGGGTCGATATTCCACCGCAGACGAAGGGCTCGCAGTTCTGGAGAGAAAGATCGGGAGGATTGCCGTTCCCTAGATTCCGGAGACGGGGACGTCGTAGAGGCAAAAGCCGGAAACCGATTGATCTCGCAATTCCAGAGAGCCCGCACCAATGTAGCAAACGGCGGGGCGTGCTTAGTAGCGCAATGCGAAAAGCGCCCCCGCCGGAAGTGAGGAGATCTGATGCAACTCACCGAACACTTTGCCGACACTGAACTCGGCGTCGCCGGCGCGGATCCGCGTCTCATTCAAAACGCATCGTTTCTCTGCCTCGGCGTTCTTGAGCCGCTGCGCCTGCAGTTCGGGCCGGTGGCCGTGCATGATGGTTACCGGGACCTGGCACATAACCTGCGGGTCGGCGGCAAGCTGGATAGTTACCACTTGTTCATAGGCGGTCAGGCAGCGGCGGATATCAGCGTCACGGGCGAAGGCTGCGACGCGGTGTTTGACTGGCTTCGGCTTGAAAGCGGGCTTCCATTTGACAAAGTGATTCTGGAACGCAACGCGCAAGGGTTCTCCGCCACGGTGCACATTCAGGTGGACAGGCTCAACGCGCCTCGCCGCCAGGCCTTTACCGGCTCAACCGGCGATGCCACGGACTACATTCCTTCGACTGTGAACTAAGAACTAAGAACTAAGAACTGTGAACTGACGAACGGAGCTGCGCGACGTGAGTTACCCCACTTTCAACGGCTGGACCATCATCGATCCGCCGCCCTCGCCTGGCTTTAGTGGCATTGTGCTGCGCATGATTGACACGGTGGGTAAAGTGCGCTCGCCCTTCTCTGCGCAATCGCAGGTGCAGCTCTGGCCTGGCGCGGATTGGTGGGAGTTTGAATACGAGATGCCGCCGCTTTCCCTGGCGCAGGCTGCCGACTGGCAAGGCTGGCTAGCGTCGCTGCAGGGGGGCGCTAACGTCTTCCAGGTTGGTGATTCCAACCGCCCGCAGCCGCAGAACCCGGTGACAGGTTCCATCCCGGTGTGCGCAACGGGTGCGCTGCCCTCGGCCGTCAACCTGGCGGGCGCAACATCCCTGGCTACCAGCGGCTGGCGGCCATCGCAATCGCGCGTCCTGTTGCGCGGCGATTACTTGCAGGTGGGCTATCGGCTGCATATCGTACTGCAGGCCGTCAGCAGCGACGTCAACGGCGACGCCACTATCAACGTATGGCCCAGCCTCCGTGAGCAGCCCGTGCAGGGGCAGGCAGTCATCCTCAATTGCCCCAAAGGCCTATTCTGGCTTGCTTCCAACGCGCGGCAGCTCTCCATCTCCGTCACCCGGCTGTCCGCCGTCGGCTTCAAGTGTGTGGAGGCGAGATGAAGACAGTGGGCGGTGAACGGTGCGCATTAAGCAGCAAAGCGCTTCCGCGCTGCCGTAAGGCGGTTCTCCGCCTCTCGCAGCATGAATGGCCGCTTGTTGGCGGCGGTTCGCTGCGTCTTCTGCCGATCGAGGAAGAACGTGAGCTCATCGGGGATCTCCGGGCTTTTGCTTTGACTGAGAACTGTGAACTAAGAACTGTGAACTGTGAGCCGGAGGCGAACCATGCCTCGTAACCTCGCCACGCCGAATCAGACGGCCGTCCTGAGTCAGTTTGTGGAGCTGGTGCTCCTTGTTCGTCTCGACTTTGCGCCGGAGACGGTCTATCTCTGCTCTGCCCCGTTCAATCTGGTTTGGGGCGGCCAGACGTGGCTCGGCGTCGGCGCGCTGGGCAAGGTGTCTGGAGTTACTGAGGCTTCTGAAGTGGGCGCGCAGGCCACCGTGCTCACCATGACGGGGATACCTGTGGAGTATATGGGAGACGCTCTTCAGGTGATTGTCTATGGCGGCGTGGCGCAGCTCTATGTGGGGTTCCTGTCCGCCGGCGCTTTGGTGACGGACCCCATCCCGGCAAATCTCGGCTTGATCGACGCGCCGGATCTCGACGTGGACGCGCCAACCAGCACCATCTCCATCACCATTGAAAGCGAGATGGCCGATCTGCAGCGTGCGCGCGGCGGCCGCCTCACCACCTGCGACCAGCGCAGCCGGTTCACCTTTGATGCCTGCTGCGATATCATCTCGCAGATTCAGGACAAGCTGCTGCTCTGGCAGTAAGGCAGTTCGCAGTTCGTAGCCGGTTTCGTATGCGGGATGTGATTCGCAACTGTGACCTGTGAACTGTGAACTGTTTTTCCGGAGGAAAAACCCGTGATTCATCGCAAGCAAAACTGGCAGACGCTGCTGCACAACTTCCTTGAGCAGCGCAAAGACGAGCCCTTTGCCTGGGGCGCGAACGACTGTGCGCTTTTCGCGGCCGATGCGGTCGCCTCATTCACCGGCTCGGATCTCGGCGACGGCTTCCGCGGCCAGTATTCCGATGAGGCCGGCGCGCTGGCGCTGATGAAGGCCACCTGCGGCTCTCCGGATGCGCTGGCGCTCGGCGTCTACCTTTGCGCTAAGGCAGGCTTCGCGCCCTGGTCTCACGTCAACTTCGCGCGCCGTGGCGACGTCCTGGTCCTGGCCAATCCGGATGGTTCGCATTCGCTGGGCATCGTGGCGCTCAACGGCGTCCATGCGCTCTTTGTTACCACGGGCGGCCTGCGCCGCATGCGCGTCCGCGATTGTGTAGCCGCATGGAAGGTGGGGGCGTGATGGCGCAGTTCACAGTTCGTAGTTCGCAGTTCGCAGCACGGCTGGACGCTCCGTGTCCCGCTTGTGGCGCGCACGCGGGGCATCCTTTCGTGGCGTTCTCGCGTTACAACCCAGCGCCGGCGCTGATGCGTGGTTTTCATCGCGAGCGCCGGGCTTTAACTGTGAACTATGAACTGCGAACTGTGAACTGCGAGCCGGAGGCACACCATGGCTAAAGCAATAATCGGCGCGGTCGAAATCGGCGTGGGCGTCGGTCTGCTCGTCATGCAGCCGGAGCTTGCGCCTCTCTCCTGGGGCCTCATCATGTCCGGCGCGGGCATGGAGGTGGCCTATGTGGCGGAGATGTTGCAGGGTAACCCCGCGCTCACGGCAAGCGCCAAGCTGCCGGCTGCGCCCCGCGAGTTTGTTGTGGGCATGGTGCGCAAGGGGTGCACGTTCATCTATCAGTCCACGACGGGGCATCAGCTGAATGAAGTCCCCATTTGGGCGGCCAACGCATGCCAGGCTATTGTTGCCGTTTACGTCGACCAGCGGAAACTCTATTACATTGACAACCCGACCGCCGATGGCTCGCCTTATGGTGGGGGCGTTGGCGATGGCAACACCTACCAGGACGATAGCGGTAATAATTACAGCTTCGGCAGCGAGACGGCTGCCTGGCACACACTGGGGCAGCTCTGGTCTTCTGGCGCATGGTCCGCCGGCATGACGGCCACGCGCGTCCAGTTGGCGACCGGCGACACCGCATCGACCTTCGCGGCTACCACCATCGGCGTAACTATCAATGGAACGGTCTTTGTCTTCGGCTGCCTCGTGCCAGGCACAGCGGGTTCCTCCAGCAGCGTCTTCTCTGGCGCGGCCGCCGCGGGGACACAAGTGACTGACGGCGGTATTTTGTGGGTCAATCTGGGCCCCGCGCCTGGCGGATATTGGTTCAGTGCGCTCAACGGGCAGGATACCTCTCAGTGGCTCAATAACTGTCTCTGTGTGAACCTCTGCGCCTCCTATCTGAAGTTCACTTATGATGCCAATGTCTTCAGCGGGCCGCCGCAACTCCGGGCCACGATTATGGGCGCAAACGATGTTTACGACCCGCGCACCAGCACCTACGGGTACAGTACCAACAGCGCGCTCGTCTGCGCGTGGCTCATCGTAAATCCGGAGGTCGGCTTTGGCGCAACCCCGGGCACTCCGAAGGCGGCGGCGCTCTGGGCTGGCGTCTATGAGGGCATCTTTGGCGACCAGTTGATTGCCGCGGCCAACCTGTGTGATGAGCAGGTGCAGCTCACCGTCGGTTCTGTCGCCGGCAGCCCTACGCCCGCGCCTCCGTGGCAGCCATTCGGCAACTACAATATCGGCGACCATTTCAACTACGGCAGCGACATCTTCGTAGTGAACACCGCCTACGTGTCGGGCGCGTACTTCGGCGAAGACGACGGTACGCATATCACCGAGATTATCGGCAGCGGCCTGAACCCTTCTACATACGAGAGTCGCTACACATGCAACGGCTATTTCAACTCTGACCAGGAGCCGGGGCAGATCCTCTCTTCAATGCTTATGTCCTGTGAGGGGCGCATCGTGCGTCAGGGCGGCGGTTATCTGATTTACCCGGCCGCCTGGTATGGCACCAGCCTCAACTTCGGGGCGGATGACCTGTGCGGCGCCGTAAAATGGTCGCCCTCGCGCAAGTTCCGCGATCGCGTCAATTGCATGCGCGGAACCTTTATCTGCCCGCAGTACCCTTATAACCAGGTTGGCTACAGCTACGACTACAAGAATGGGGGCGTCTTTAACGGCGAGTGGCAGCCGACAGACATTCCGCCTTACGCGCAGGATTATCTCCACGGCTACGGCCTCATCACGGATCCGGGCCAGGGCGATGCGAACCTGGTGCAGGATGGCGGCGTGCGGCTCTATGGCGACCGGCACTATCAGTTCGTCATTTCGGTGGCCCAGGCTCAGCGCCTGCTCAAGATTTATATGCTGCGTAACCGTTTTGCGGGCTCGGGCACTTTTCCCATGAAGCTCTCTGCGCTGCAGGCGCAGTCGCAGGATGTGATGAATTTCACGTTTGCGCCGCTCAACATGGTGGATGCCTATCTCGAAATCAGCAAGTTTGATTGGGTGTTGGCGGAGGGAGACGATGCCGGCGAGGGCGACGCGCCGCGGGCTATGCGCCTTACCACGCAGATCGAACTGCAGCTCACTGACCCGAGTGTCTACGAGTGGACGGCGGCCGAGGAGATGACTCTCTACGATCAGCCGAGCCCCGCGCTCAATAACCCATTCGCCGTTTCCGCGCCTGCCTCGTTGACGGCCATCTCAAACCTGAGTACCGCGCTGGTCTCGCCGGATGGCACGGTGACCCCGCGTATCGAGCTCACCTGGACGGAGTCCGCGGATCCGTTCGTGACCAGCGGCGGCGACGTGCAGGTGCAGATCTCGCCGCACAGCGCCGGCGCCTGGGCAGATGTGGCCACGCTGAATGGGACGGCTGCTTTTATCTACATCGGCAACGTGGTCACCGGCAATGCCTACGATTTGCAAGTGCGCTTCCGGCGCGGCTCTGGCGCATATTCCGCATGGTCGCAGCTCATCAATGTTGTTTGCGGCTTCGTCGTCAATGCAACCGGCCTCAACGCCGTTGCGCCGGCCGGCACGCTCTCCGCTGTCACCACTTCCGCCACCGTGTCCGTCATTCTGATCGGTAACTTTACCGGCACGGCGGCCGGTGTCAGCGGTTCGTTTGTGCCGAGTCCCACAGACATCACCGCCCTCACGCCGCAGACGCTTTATTACGTCTACTTCATTGAGTCGGCCTTCGCTACCGGGACCATCACGCCGATCGCCACAACCAACATCAATGACTTTCTGAACGTGCCAGGTTATTGGTTGATAGGCTCCATCCTCACGCCGCCATGGACCGGCGCCGGATCCTACTATGCCCCTTCCAACTACAACGATCTCGGCCCATTTCAAACCAACTCGCCCACTTATGCGTATGACGGCAACTTCGCAACCCGCGCAAGCATAACGTCCAACGCCTATAGCGGATCCTCTTTTGGTGAGTGCCTCTATGAGGATTTCCCGGCCGTCACGGTGGGGGCCGGCAAGCAGCTCAATGTGAATGCGGCGGTCTCTGTCCCTGGCGGCCCTGCGCTGTGGGCCATCACCGCATGCATCGGCGGCGGCAGCAAGCCGCAGGGGGTTGAACTGCAGGCCTTCAATGCGCGTGGCGCGTGGGCGGCCACAACTGCCTATGCGGTGTGGGACACGTTCACTGAGAGCGGCATTACTTATCTCGTGGTCTCCGCCTATACCTCCGGGGGCACCTTCGGATCCACGGATATTGCGGCAACATGCGTAGTGCTCGCCTCCGGGAATGCCTCTGCTGCGCAGACCACCTATGCCGTGACTGTGCCAACCGGCACCTTGATCAGCGGCATAACCGTTGACGTCGCACTCAACGCACCCGCCAGCATAGGCGCGTTTGTCTACGCCTATGAGATTTGGATCCAATGACAGCACACGATCTCATCCGCGATATCTTCAGCCGTCACCAGGCCGGCGTCCCTGGCAATGAGCGCATCGTCACGCCGGCGCAGATCGACTTCCTCCGCCGGCTCTGCGACGCGGATGAGGAGGGTGCGAAGGCGGTGCACCCTGGGCGCGGCCGGAGTTTTGTCTGGGCTCCGAGCGGGCGCGACAAGTACCTCATCAATGAGGCTGAGGGAAGGAAACCGAACAAGATTACGCGCATGGCGAATATTGTGGCCACCGGCGCGGGCAGGCTGTTTTGACCTGGCCGCCATTGAATCCGCTGCATTACAACGCGGACCGGGAAATGATCGGCCATGAACTTGTCCCGATGGATCGCGGGTCTGAAGGGGTCTTTTGGTGCAGTGTATGCGGCGGCCATCCCGATGATCCGATACATCAGCCTGGCTGGAGCGTCGAGTCAGCGCCGCCGTTTTAAGTTCCGGGGTCGAATACGGAGAAGAAAGGAGGTCGCGGACTTTCGCCAGAGCAGCCGCCGCGGGCCGATCGGTGTGACTACCTCCGGCCCGCGTTACCTAGGTGATGCTGAGAATTTTGTTCTCGCCCTTACAGTTGCACGCCCAGCAGAAATTGGCCTCGTCGCCCGCTTCAATCAGGTTGCGGATCGCTTCGCCTACCGCTCCGGTGCCCGGGCAGCCGTTTTCTTCGATCACGAAGTGAGCATTGGCCTCGTCTGGTATCTCAACTTCTATTTCGAAAGTGCACAGTACTCTGACTTTTCGCATGGTTCCTTTCATCGTTTCTCTCCCTCACTTTGTCTCAACTCTAACGGCCCGCGCTACCTTCATCAAGGCGCTGCAGCAGCCGCTCCAGCTCTTCCGTTGTCAGAGCTTGCTCCGGCCCGAAGCAGATCAGACCGGGGTTCTCATGCGCCCAGGTGTCCAGGTCGCCCACTTCGCCCGTTGGGGAAGCCATCAAGGCGATGTAATCGAAGTCGCCGGCGTCGCGGTAAGCCATGATGATCCAGCCGTCTGAAGAGAAAGCTGCGATGCTGTCGGCGACGTGCTGCAAGGGCGGCGGGAGAACGTGAAGCGGCGCTTCGTTGTTGGCGATCGCGCGAAGGATCGAGGCCGCCTGCTCACGACTGACGGTCATTTGCCGTCGCGTTCGATGAATTCGGCGATCGCAATCTGAATTGCGGCGCTGCGGACGATACCCTTCCGCTTGGCAATCTTGTCCATCTCTCTCAGATGCTCGCGGCGCACGCGGAGGGTTACGGAAGAAGTGCCGTCGGCTGATATTTCCGGCGCGGCCGTCGATTTTTTCTTGGTGGCATTCATGCGCGGATTCTAATAATGCCGTTAATACTTTGTCAATACGCGGTTATTCGGTATCGAATTGTCTTGCAATCGGATACAAAAGGAGGATATAAACGCACCACGGGACGGAGAGCACATCGCCTTAGCTGGAAGGCCGCTTCCCCTGAATAATGCCTTCCTGCTCGGCGAGCCGCGTCAGTGCCAACCGCATCACATTCGCCTGGTCAATCTGCAATTTATCTGAGAGACGCTTTAGCTGGCTCCGCTGGATCGAGCTTAAGCGCAATGTCGTCGAATGCGGCATTTTGACCATGCTTTGATCGTAATGTGCGGTTTGGGTGGCAATCAGGTAGCTGATCGCGCCTCAATGGCACCTCAGGCACTCTCCTGTCA